CACACGGGCTACGCCCGCAGGAAGTTCGAGAAGTGGTGGCGCGAGCATGCGCATCCCGACTGCCCCGTGCCGCGCACGGCGGAGGAGGTGTGCGAACACGAGTTCACCGGGATGCTGCGCGAGGTCAGGGAGATAACCGTTCGGTTCGTGTCGGGAGAGAAGTATCCCGAAATCACGGGCTGCGAACTCGGCGACTTCCCCGTCGCCGGGAGCGGGGCGGCAGGCGGCGGGGAGGAAGGAGACGTCTATGAGGACTGCGACGACATTCCGTTCTGAAGAGGATGAGTGGGCGTGGATCGAGCGCATGGCGCGGCGGAGGGACAGGCTTTTCAGGGTCGTCCGCTACGCCGCCCTGTTCGCGTTCGGAACCGCGCTCCTGTTCGCCGTGCTGTGGCTCTGCGTCCGCAACATGGGCGCGGGGCGCTACGACCCCTGGCAGAACGCCATCAACAACGTCCGCTCGCAGAGCGGATGACTCACACATCAACCCCAAGAAAACAAAGGAGGCCACATGGCTGCAATACCTGCCGCGACCGCTATGGCGTATCTCGCCGCCGGCCTCTCGTGCCTTCCCGCTGCCAAGGCGAGGAAGCACCCCGCCATCGGCTCCTGGAAGAACTGGCAGTCGCGGCTTCCGACGGAGGTCGAGGTGAGGGCGTGGTTCTCGAACCAGCACGACGCCATATGTGTGGTTTCGGGCGCTGTATCCGGGAACCTCGAGTGCCTGGACTTCGACCAGCACGGCGAGCTTTTTGCAGCGTGGATGGAGAAAGTCGACACGGCGCTCTTGGCGAGGCTCGTCATAGAGCAGACGCCTTCTGGCGGATATCATGTGTGCTACCGATGCGAATCGCCGGTCGAGGGCAACCTGAAGCTGGCGCGGGGCATGCGGGACGGCAAGCTGAAGACGCTCATCGAGACTCGGGGCGAGGGCGGGCTCTTCCTCTGCGCACCCACGGAGGGCTACGCTCTCCAGCAAGGAGACTTCGCCCATCTGCCGACAATTTCGCCTGATGCCCGACAAGCCCTCCTGGACGCCGCACGTTCGCTGGACGAACTCCCTGCGGCAAGCACGCCGACCGCCCCCGCCGGAGCGAACGTGGGGCAACGTGGCGCGGATTTCGCCCCTACGGGCGGAAAGGACGCGTTCGACCTCGCCCCAGGGGACGATTTCAACGCCCGTGGCGACGTCCACCCGCTCCTTTTGGCGGCAGGCTGGCAGTTCTGCGGGAACAACCCCGACGGCAACGAACTCTGGACGCGCCCCGGCAAGGACCCACGCAACGGCATCTCTGCCACGTACAAGGACGGGTCGTTCTATGTGTTTTCCTCTAACGCCGCCCCGTTCGAGCCGAACGTCATGTATAGCCCGTTCGCCGTCTACGCGACCCTGAATCACAACGGCGACTACACCGCCGCAGCGTCCGCTCTGCTCACGCAGGGCTATGGTCGGCCGAAGAGTGCCGTCGACGGCGTTACATTGAACCTCGGTTCGGGCAAAGGCACTTTGCCCGTCAATGCCGGGCAGCTGAAGCGCAGGAGGCACACCTTGGGCGAACTGGTCGAGGCGTACCCGAAGATGAAGCCTCCGCTCATCCACGGATTCCTCAGGATCGGCGAGACGATGAACATCATCGCCCCTCCGAAGACGGGAAAGTCCTGGCTCGTCACCGACCTCGCGCTTTCCGTCGCTACGGGGACGCCGTGGTTCGGCTTCCCGTGCGAACAGGGCAAGGTTCTCATCATCGACAACGAGCTGCACAGCGAGACCTCCGCGAACCGCATACCGAAGGTGGTCGAAGCGCGGGGCGTTCCGTTCGATGCGGTGAAGGACGACATCGTAATCGAGAACCAGCGAGGCTCTCTCGGCTCAATCGAGGACCTGGGGCGAGAGCTGGAGGAGCTGAAGCCCTACGGTTTCAAGCTTGTCATCGTCGACGCGTTCTACAGGGCGCTCCCGCGAGGGACGGACGAGAACGACAACGGGACGGTCGCGGGGCTGTACAACCTCATCGACAAGTACGCGGAGGCGCTCGGTTGCGCGTTCGTTCTGATCCACCACACGTCCAAGGGAAACCAGTCTCAGAAGTCTGTGACGGACGTTGGCGCTGGCGCGGGGTCGCAGTCTCGCGCCGCCGACGCACACGTCATCCTCCGGCACCACAAGGAGAAAGGCTGCGTCGTGATGGAGTCGGTGGTTCGTTCGTTCCCGTCCGTAGAGCCCGTGTGCCTTCGCTGGAACTGGCCACTCTGGTACAGGGACGACAACCTCAACCCGGAAGACCTCGACGGCAAGGCGGAAGTGGCCGTGAAGAAGGACGATCCGCCGCCTGCCGAAATAGCGAAGCGTCTTGCGGAGCTGGTGGACAAGGAGCATCCCCAGCCGAAGGGGGTGTTCGTGGACTTGGTGAAGACAACCTACGGCATCATGGAGAAGACGGCGAGGCTCGCGGTCGACACGGCGATAGCCGACGGAGTGATCCTATGCGGCAGGCTTCCCAACCAGCCGAGGGGGATGCAGGCGACTAAGTTCGTCTATCTGCACGAAGCGGAAGAGGAGGACGACGGGGAGGGTTAGTTTTGTTTTCCTGCGGAGAAAAGCAAAAAGCAAAACTACTTTCAGGCCCGAATCGGGCTTGGAAGTAGTTTTGTTTTGCCTAGGGAAAACAAAACAAAAAACTACCCGGAAACCCAAGGCGGAAGCGTCGGTTTTGTTTTGTTTTTTTGCGACCCCCTTTAGGGGGCGCAGAAAAATCAAAACTAAAACGCTTCCCGCCAGCCCGAAAACCGGCCTAAAGGCGGCTGGACGAAAAAGCCGACCGCACGGGCAACCGAAAGAGGCCGATGACGAGGCCCCGAAAACCGCCCGAGCGGTCGACGGGGGACATTGTGCCATATCCGCTCCGCAAAGTCAACGGGGCAGATTGGGGAAATGTGGCTCGGCCGGGCGGGGGTGCGACATAACGTCCCTGCGCGGCCACGGTTCCTCCCCAGCCCATCTCGAAGGCAGGGCGCGGGAAGGAGCGCTTCTGTCGAGCAGAGTTTATTTCAGTGATAAAAAAAACGGAAGGAGGCTGAAATGCCTGAAAACAAGGGGATTCTGACGTATGCGACGGTATGCAGCGGAATCGAGTGCATGAGCGCGGCGGTCGGGCCGCTTGGGTGTTGGAAACCGGTGTTCTTCAGCGAAATAGAGCCATTCCCCTGCGCCTTGCTGAAGCATCGCTATCCTGAGGTTCCGAACCTCGGGGACATGACGAAAATCAAAGCCGAGAAGATCGGCGAGGAGAAATGGAGGATCACGAATGGAACAGATGTCATTGCACTTGCCGGGCGTCTCGGATGTCTCGCAGGAGGCACGCCGTGCCAGGACGTCAGCGTCGCGGGGAAGCGCGCGGGCATGGCGGAAGGCAGCGGAACCCGCAGCTCCCTTGCCTTCCATTTTGCAAGGCTTTGTCGAGAGCTACAACCCAGATGGGTGCTGTGGGAGAACGTTCCGGGAGTTCTCACCTCCAACGGCGGACGCGACTTCGCGCACTTCATCCGCTCGATTGGGGAATGCGGGTATTCTCTTGCCTACAGGACTCTGGACGCTCAATGGGTGCGAGTGGACGGGCTGCCCCGCGCAGTTCCACAGAGACGCCGGCGTGTGTGGCTTGTCGGACATCTTGGAGACGGTTGGCGAGCACCTGCGGAAGTACTGTTTGAGCCTCAAGGCGTGCGCGGGGATACTCCGCCGCGCCGCATCGCGGGGCAAGGATTTACCAGCGAGACTGGCGGCGGCGCTGAAGGCGCAGATAGCCCGGTTCCAACGAACAGCAACGGCGGCGACGTGATGCCCGCCCTCACAGCGAGGGACTTGGAGGCGAGAATCACCGGGCAGGCGGACAGGAGCGGCGGCTACGTCATGCAGCCGTCGGGCTTCGACCCCTACGAGCCTGGCGGCGTCAAGTCGGACAGCCCCGAAGTCTCGGGGGCGCTCGTCAACGGCTCTTCGCCTGGCTTCCACAACGCGGTGTGCTTTGAGAACCATCAGACTGACGCAAGGACGCAGGAGGTCGATGTCGCCCCGACTATGGGAGCTACGCACAACGCGCAGGCGGCGAACAACAACCCGCTCGTCGTTGTGCCGACCGACGTGTTCGGCAAGGTCGCGCACGCCATGAACAAGAACGGCGACGGCGAGAAATACGCGAAGATCGAGGTCGCCGAGACGAGAAACACATTCTCGAATTCGGAGGCGCGGACACAGGAAGTTGTCGTGCAGCCCAAGGACGGCGTGGTAGCCATCGACATGGACAAGAACAAGCCGACGAACGCCGACAAGCCCGTCCGCAAGGGCGGCGCCGGTTTCGGCGTCTCTGAGAAAGGCGCGTCGTACACCCTGACCGCCCGCGACCAGCACGCGGTCGCCTACGCAATCGACTCGATGGGGTCTAACGCGATGAAGTCGAAGAACCCGAAGAGCGGATGCCGGGAGGTCGAGTGCGCGCCGACGCTCACGACAGTCGATTCCGCCCCTGTGAAGCACCAGGGCGGCACGGCTGTCGTGGCGTTCCTTCCGGGCAACTCCAAGAAGGCTCGTTCCATCGCCGCCGACGAGGAAGTGTCGCCTACGCTCATGCGGACGCAGGGCGAATCGGGCAACAAGGTCGCGGTCGCGACGGAGTGCGTCGGCGTGTTCGACATGGAGGCAGGAAAGTCGAGCGGTCGGGCGGACACGTCCGGCGTTTCGCCCACGATCCTCGCGTTGCACGGCACAGACCCGCACGCGGTGTGCATCGGCTTCAACGCGGAACCGGGAACGCACGTCCAGACACCGCACGACAACCTTGGCGACACCCTCGCCGTGAGCCACAAGTGCGGCGTCGCAATCGGACTTGACCGCGCCTCGTTCAACCAGGGGAAGAACGCGAAGTTCGGCTTCTCGGTCGAAGAGGAATGTGCGCCTACGGTCGTCTCGAAGGGGCCGGGCGCGGTCTCGTTCGAGCCGGGGATCGCCAAGCGCGAGGGAGCGTCGCACCGCTTCTCCGACGAGGTGACGTCGACGCTCCGCTCGGACATGGGAGACAACCTCCCGGCGGTCGCAGTGGACTACATCGTCCGCCGCCTGACCCCGCTCGAATGCGAACGGCTCCAGGGACTCCCCGACGGATACACGCTGATTCCGCATCGCGGGAAGCCTGCGGAGGAGTGTCCCGACACGCCAAGGTACAAGGCGCTGGGCAACGGCTGGGCCGTCAACTGCGCCCGCTGGATATGCCAGCGAATCCAGAAACACGAACAGGAGAACACACATGGAAACGAATAAGATGAAAATCGTGAACGTCCCAGTCTCGGAGATCGTTCCCTACGAGAACAACCCGCGAATCAACGAGGGCGCGGTCGAGCAGCTTGCAAAGATAATCGAGCAGCTTGGCTTCCGCAACCCGGCTGTCCTCAACAAGGACAAGGTCATCATCGAGGGTCACACGCGCCTCCTCGCGGTGAAGAAGCTCGGCTGGGAGACGATGCCCTGCATAATCGCCACCGACCTGACGCCGGAGCAGGAGCAGGCGCTCAGGATCGCGGACAACAAGATCGCCGAGATCTCGGAGTGGGACGAGGACAAGCTCAAGGTTGAGCTCGCCGCGCTGCAGGAGGCTGGGTTCGACCTTTCGCTGCTCGCATTTGGCGACGACGAGCTGGACGACCTCCTCGGCGGCGAGGCGGGGACGCACGGCGAGACCGAGCCGGACGCCGTCCCCGAGACGCCGGAGATACCCGTCTCGACGCCGGGCGAGGTGTATCAACTCGGCAAGCACCTCCTCGTCTGCGGCGACTCGACGAAGCCCAACGACGTCGCGAAGGTGTGCGGCGACGGAGAGGCCGACCTCTGGCTCACAGATCCGCCGTATGGTGTTGACTACCACGGCTCCAACGGCATGACGATAATGAACGACTCGATGGAGGACACGAAGTTCCGCGAGTTCCTGCGCTCCGCATTCGGGATTGCCGAGAAATGCATGAAGCCGGGAGCCTCGGCCTATATCTTCCATGCCGACAGCGAAGGCTACAACTTTCGCGGAGCGTGCCATGATGTCGGGCTGAAGGTCAGGCAGTGCCTCGTGTGGAAGAAGAACTCGCTTGTTCTTGGCAGACAGGACTACCAGTGGGTCCACGAACCTTGTTTGTACCTCTGGAAGGACGGTGCTGCGCACAACTGGTATTCGGACCGCTCGCAGACCACGGTGATGGAGTTCAACAAGCCCAAGAAGAACGACCTCCACCCGACGATGAAGCCCGTCGAGATGCTGTGCTATCTGATTGGCAACTCGTCGAAGCGCGGCGACATCGTCCTCGACACGTTCTGCGGCAGTGGCTCGACGCTCATAGCCTGCGAGAGGACGGGCCGCGTGTGCAGGTGCGTCGAACTCGACCCCAAGTACTGCGACGTAATCCGCCGCAGGTGGGCGGAGTTCGTCCACGGCGAGGGCTGCGACTGGCAGAGCCTGACGCCGCCCCTTGGGGATGGGGAACTGGGAACAGGAGACGGCAACACGTCATCCGACACGTCACCGGCGCCAAGTGCCGAGGAAGCACACGATGAAGGTGCTTGAGCTGTTCTCCGGGACGGGCGTCCTGTCGGCTGCGTTTAGGGAGCGCGGCCACAGGACGCTCACGGTCGACTGGCACAGGAAGGAGTGCAAGCCGGACATCTGGCGCGACATAGGGTGCCTTGAGGCGAGTGAGATTGTAAAGCGCTTCGGACATCCCGATGTCATCTGGGCAAGCCCCGACTGCACGACGTATTCGGTCATGTGCATCTCGCGCCACCGCGACGGCGTGAAGCCCAAGTCGGAGTACGCCGCGCAATGCGACCGCGTGAACGCCCACGTCTGCGACCTCATCCGCGAACTGAAGCCCAAGGCGTGGTTCGTCGAGAACCCGGTGGGGATGCTGCGGAAGATGCCGTTCATCCTGGAGCTGATGGACGATACAGGCGGCAAGCGGCACACAGTGACGTACTGCCAGTACGGGGAGCGGCGGCAGAAGCCGACCGACATCTTCACGAACCACCCCGACCCGCAGTTCCGCCCGCCGTGCAGACGCGGCGACAAGTGCCACGACGCCGCCCCGCGCGGCTCGAAGACCGGCACGCAGGGCTTGCGAGGCAAGCTGGAGCGTGCGAAGCTCCCGGACGAGCTTTGCAGGCACGTCGTGCGGATCTGCGAAAGTCTCGTGAGCCTCTGAAAGTGTGCAACCGGCGCAATGTACGATCCTGTACGGTACCTCTACGCAGGATCATCATTGCGGATGCACACTTTGCCGTGCGCCCCAATACGGCGGAAAACGTCGCTGTTTTCGCCGTATTCCTTGAAACAGGCACGTAATGCGCCGCCGGTGAGAGCGTGCGCAGTCGTCGCACGTCGTCGCACTCACACGCCAACACACTCCTCTCTGCGGGGATCTCAGGTAACTTCAATCATCAACAAGGCAAATCGCCCCCTGTGCGGGGCGGAAAGGAAAAAAATGGGAAAGAAAATCCAGTCATCGGAGTACTGCACGGTCGGACATCCCGACAGGACGTGCGACTACATCGCAAGTTACATTCTCGACAAGTACCTCTCGTCCGACAGGACTTCGAGGGTTGCGCTCGAGGTGCAGCTCAAGGACGAGTTCTGCACGATATCAGGAGAGGTCACGTGCAACGCAGGGTTCGGAACCGACGAAATCGCGGCGTTTGCGCGCGAGGCGGTCGAGAAGATCGGCTACACGCCCGACTACCAGGCGAGGTTCGGCGCGGCGAATGTCGTCTCCGGGCGCGAACTCGTCGTGGAGACACACATATCCCAGCAGTCCGGCGACATCGCTCAGGGAGTAAACCGCGACAGCTGGGGCGACCAGGGCATCTTCTGGGGTCTTGCGGTGGACGAGCCGAAAATGGGCTATCTTCCGAAGGACTATTTCCTTGCCCGCAAGCTCGGACAGGACATCGCAGGAAAGCTCGGCGGCCTAGACGTGAAGACGCTGGTCACTTTGGACGACGGGAAGCCCGTCGAGTGCTGCGTCGCCATCCCGCTTGCGCCGGGGGAGGACGACTCGCCGGTCGTCGCCGCTGCGAAGGCGATGGTGGGAGAGGACTGCCGCATCGTCGTGAACGGGACGGGGCGGTATGTTACGCACGGCTCGGTCGGCGACTGCGGAACGACGGGCAGGAAACTCGTCGTGGACTTCTACGGCGGGAACTCGCGCATCGGAGGCGGCTCACCCTGGGGCAAGGACCCGACCAAGGCGGACGTGACGCTGAACGTTTACGCCCGCAGGTGCGCCCTCGAGGGAATGAAGCGGTACGGGCTCCCGGAGATGCGCTGCGCGATATCGTGCTGCATCGGCCGCCGCGACATCCGCGTCGCGCTGTTCGACCGCGACATGAACCTCGTCGAGGAGCGGATCGAATCCGACCCCGCGAGCCACGTCGTCGAGCTTCTCGGCCTCGACAGGCCGGTCTACGCCGAGACGTGCGCTCGCGGGCTCTTCGGGTTCGAGACGCTCTAGCGGGCGGAGGCGAAGAGCCCGCGTCCCTCCTTGCGGAAGCGGGCCGTCTCGCCCTTGTCCCGCATCTCGCGGATGATCGCGGAGTAGAGGGTCTGCTCCGGCGTCTTGCCGCTTCCGGGCGTCCAGAGGCCGGACTCCTTTGCCTTGGCGATGATCGCCTTGACGGAGAGCGGTTCGTCGGACTGCTCAAGCACGGCGGCTGCGGCGCTCAGGAGGGAGAGTCCCTTTCGGGGGGCGTCCTTCCCAGCCGTCGCCGCCTTCGCCTTGGGCGCAGCGGCCTTCGCAGCCTTCGCGGGCTTGGCGTCCGTGGCCTTCGCGGGCTTCCCTTCGGAAGCCGCAGCCGCGCCGGGAGGGACCTCTAGGTTCTTGACGTTGAGCGTCTTGCCGCTCCTCGTCACGACCGTCCAGCCGTTCTCGGCCTTCCCCTTGACGCGCACCTCGACGAGGTTGCGTCCGACCTTTGTGAAGGCGCGGTCGCCCGCCTTGTATTCCTTGCTCATTGCATCGTTCCTTTCTTGTTCGATTTCGCCCGAGTTCCCCATGAACCCGGAACGGCGTACATATTCGCTCTTATTTCGAGACAAGTCAACGGGGTATTCTCAGATATTTCAATCTTTCCAGAAAGGAGGCTCGCCATGCCCAACAACAAGCCGGAGGCATTGCCGAAGGAGACGCTCGTGGAGGCGCTCCGCAGGGCGGGGTCGCGCACCGCCAGCATGGACAGGCTGATGGCCGACTTGGAGGCGGGGGCGCCGGTCAACCCGGACGGAACGATGAGCATATTCGCGTACACCGCATGGATTCTGAAGGAGATGAGCGATGACGATTAACACGAAGAGGATGAAGCCCGTCGAGGTCGTCCGCCTGCTGAACTCCACCGAGCTTGGGACTGTCCTTTCCCAGGCGCAGGTGTACAGGCACTTCGCCGAGGCTGGCTACCGCATCGCCTCGACAGAGGACAGCCGCTGCCTCAGCTTCTACCGCTACGCTGCTTGGCTCGTCGACAGGCGGAACCGTCCGCCCGTTGTGGCGACGCCCGCTCCCGCGACCGGCGCTTCATACGAGGCGCACAGGGCGAACATGGCGCAAAGGAACGCGGAGGCGTCGCTTGCCGGGCGCGACATCGGCGAGCTGCCTGAGGTGGCTGACCCCGAGCGCAAGGAGGCGTGCCGCTTCGACTTCAGGAAGTTCTGCGAGACCTACTTCCCCGAGGTCTACAACCTCGAATGGTCCGACGACCACCTCCGTGCGATAGAGAAGATACAGAAGTCCGTCCTCGAGGGCGGGCTATTTGCTCTTGCAATGGCGCGAGGGAGCGGCAAGTCGTCGCTCACTGAGTCCGCCGCGATCTGGGCGATGGGGTACGGCCACCGCGAGTTCGTCGTCATAATCGGCGCGAGCGAGGGCGCGGCACTTGAGATGCTGGACTCCATCAAGACCGAACTCGAGGTCAACGAGCATCTCGCGGAGGACTTCCCCGAGATGGTCTACCCGATAGCGTGCCTCGAGGGTATCGCCAACCGATGCGCGGGCCAGCTCTACAAGGGCGAGAGGACGCGCATTGCGTGGACGGCAAGCGAGATAGTCCTTCCGACAATCGTCGGCGCGGCGTCAAGCGGGGCGGTCGTCCGCGTCGCGGGCATCACGGGGCGAATACGCGGCATGAAGTACAAGCGCCCGGACGGACGCACGGTGCGCCCCGAGTTCGTGATCGTCGACGACCCGCAGACATCGGAGTCGGCGGGGTCGGCGGAGCAGACGAGGAAGCGCGTCCGCGTCCTCGCGGGCGACGTCCTCGGCCTTGCCGGTCCGGGGCGCAAGATCGCGGGCGTGATGCCGTGCACTGTGATCCGCCCCGGCGACATGGCCGAGCAGATGCTTGACCGCTCGAAGCACCCCGAATGGAACGGCGAGCGCTGCCGGATGATGTACAAGTTCCCGAAGAACGAGAGCCTTTGGAACCGGTACGCCGACCTCCGCGCCGACGAACTCAGGGAGCGCGGCACCTTCGAGAAGGCGACGGCCTTCTATGCCGCGCACAGGGCGGAGATGGACGAGGGGGCGGTCGTGGCGTGGCCCGCGAGGTTCAACCACGACGAGATTTCGGCGGTGCAGCACGCGATGGACCTGAAGTTCACAGACGAGGCCGCGTTCTGGGCGGAGTACCAGAACGAGCCGCTTGCCGAAGACCTCGGAACCGAGGAGCAGCTCACCGTCGACGGAATCTCCAGCCGAGTGAACGGTCACGCCAGGAGGAGCGTGCCGGTCTCGGCCACGCACGTCACGGCGTTTGTCGACGTCCAGAAGACGATGCTCTTCTACGTGGTCGCGGCTTGGGACGACGACTTCACGGGACGCGTCATCGACTACGGCGAGTGGCCCGACCAGCAGCGGAGGTTCTTCACCCTTGCGGATGCGCACCCGACGCTCCAGTCCAGGTTTCCGAGAAACGGTCTCGAAGGTTGCCTCTACGAGGGGCTCAAGAAGCTGGCCGAGGAGGTGATCGGCAGGGAGTACGTCCGTGACGACGGCGCCGCGATGCGGATAGAGAAGTGCCTCGTCGACGCGAACTGGGGCCAGTCCACCGACACCGTGTACCAGTTCTGCCGGGAGTCGGAATTCGCAAGCGTGCTCACGCCGTCGCACGGCAAGTACATCGGAGCGAGCTCGAAGCCGATGGGCGAGTACAAGAAGGCAATAGGCGACAGGGTCGGCCTCAACTGGAGGATGCCCAACGTCCGTGGCAAGCGGGCGATTCGCCACGTCGTGTACGACACCAACTTCTGGAAGTCCTTTGTCGCGACGAGGCTGCTCACGGCGGCGGGCGACCGAGGGGCTATCACGCTCTTCGGCCGGAGCCAGGCCGACCACCTCCTGTTCGCGGAACACCTCACGGCGGAGTACCGCGTCAAGACCGAGGGTCGCGGACGAAGGGTGGACGAGTGGAAGATGCGTCCAGACGCAAAGGACAACCACTGGTGGGACTGCCTCGTCGGAAGCGCGGTCGCAGCGTCCATGTCCGGCTGCGTCCTTGCCGGGACGATGGCCGACGCCAAGGCAAGGTTGGCTGCGAAACCCAAGGTGAAGCTGTCCGAGCTGAGGCAGCGCAGGAACGCCAGGTAAAAACGCAGGCCGAATTCCGGGGCAGGCGGGATATAGATGTATGCGAGGGAGGCGAGCGCCTGGCCTGTCTTCGGAAAGGGGGTCGCCATGCGATACGGAAGCGTGTGCAGCGGAATCGAGGCCGCGACGGTCGCATGGCGGCCCCTCGGCTGGCGATGCGCGTTCGTCTCTGAGACCGAGCCGTTCGCGTCCGAGGTGCTGAAACGGCGGCTGCCCGAGGTTCCGAACCTCGGGGACTTCACCAAGATAGCGAAAGGGGGATTCGATGGAGATGTCGACCTCCTTGTCGGAGGGACGCCATGCCAGTCCTACTCATACGCGGGGCTGCGGGGCGGAATCGCCGACCCTCGCGGAAACCTCGCGCTCGAGTTTGTCCGGCTGGCTGAAAGGGCGGATGCGAGATGGGTGGTGTGGGAGAACGTCGTCGGCGTCCTCACGAGCGGCGGCGGACGCGACTTTGCCGCTTTCCTTTCCGAACTCTCAGGATGGGACGTCGAAGTCCCTGACGGCGGGTGGCGGAACGCGGGGATCGTCACCAACGCGCCCGGGCGCTTCGGCGTTTCGTGGAGAGTGCTGGACGCTCGATATACCAGAGTTCCCGCATTTCCGGGGGCGGTGCCGCAGCGAAGGCGTCGTGTCATCCTTGTCGGATGCCGTGGTCGCTGGCAGAGTGCCGCAGAGGTGCTGCTTGGCGGCGAACTATGCGGAGGCGATGCTTGCCCGGGCAGAGCGGCTGGGCTACCGGCTGCCGTCGACGCTGGAGAGGGTGCTTCGCGCGAGTGCTTCCCGATAGACATGATGAACATCGAGGGACGCACGAACTGCCTCAAGACGAAGTGCTACGACGAGGCTGGCGCGGCGATGTACACATTGCGCTCAAGCCACGTGAACGCCGTATGCACGCCTTGCCAGCTGCGTCGGCTTTTGCCGGTCGAATCCGAGCGGCTCATGGGCTTCCCGGACGGCTGGACTGACGTCCCGTGGAAGGGGAAGGCGCATGCGCCCGACGGATTCCGCCACAGGGTGTGCGGGAACTCGATGTGCGTCAACGTGATGCGCTGGGTCGGCGAGAGGATATCCGCCGTCGCAGCGGGAAAGGAGTTTGAAGACTATGGACGAGAAGTCCCTCGAAGAGGCGATGGAGAGGCTGCTCACGTCGCCGAAGGAGGTGGAGGTTGACGGACAGCGGGTGACGAACCAGTCTGTCGGCGACTTGATCAAGGTAGCCAACTACCTCGCCTCCAAAAACGCCCTCAAGGGCAGGAGGCTGCCGATCCGCATCACGAAGATGGCGGCAGGAGGAGGCGCGGTATGAGACTGTGGCCGTCGAAGAAGAAGGACGCGAAAGCGAGGTCTTCGCTTCTTGCAAGGTTCCTCCGCGCAAGGTTCGACGCCGCGCAGACGACGAAGGACAACGCGAAGCATTGGGGCGCGGCGGAGTTTCTCTCCGCTGACGCGGAGGCGGACTCGAACGTCCGCAAGATACTGCGGACCCGCGCGAGGTACGAAGTGCAGAACAACTCATACGCTCGCGGCATCGTGAAGACGCTTGCGGAAGACACGATAGGAACGGGGCCAAGACTCCAGATGCTCCTCGAGGACGAGGAGACGAACAGGAAGATAGAGCATGACTTCCAGGTGTGGGCGAAGAAGACGCACCTCGCCCTGAAGCTGCGCACCATACGGATGGCGCGGTGCCAGGACGGAGAGGCGTTCATTCTCCTCGCCAGGAATCCGATGCTCAAAACGAACGTGACGCTGGACATGCAGCTGATCGAGGCCGACCGGGTTACGGATGACGAACTGACAGTTGATCCGAACTGCATAGACGGCGTCACGTTCGACCAATTTGGCAACCCGAAGTCCTACAAGGTGCTGAAGAAGCACCCCGGCGGAACCGACTCGTTCGACAGCGAGTTCATCACCGTGAAGGCCGAGAACATGATCCACGTGTTCCGGCAGGATCGCCCCGAGCAGCATCGCGGAATCCCGGAGATTACCGCTGCGCTTCCCCTGTTTGCACACCTCCGCCGCTTCACACTGGCGGTGGTGAGCGCGGCGGAGGCGGCGGCCGACTTCTCGGGCATTCTCTACACGGATGCGCCCGCTAACGGCGAGGCCGATTCCGTTGAGGCGATGGATACGATCCAGCTCGAAAGGAACATGCTCCTCACGATGCCGGGCGGCTGGAAGATGAGCCAGGTCGATCCGAAGCAGCCGGTTACGACATACGGAGAGTTCAAGAGGGAAATCCTCAACGAAATCGCACGGTGCCTTTCCATGCCTTTCAACATCGCGGCGGGCAACTCGTCGGGCTACAACTACGCGAGCGGCAGGCTCGACCACCAGACCTACTACAAGGCGCTGAAAGTCGACCAGTCGTTCATGGAAACCGAAGTCCTCGACAGGATTCTGGAGCCTTGGTTCAAGGAGTGGAATCTCGCCACGGCAAGCGGCATAGAGCTTTGCGACTGCCGCCATGTGTGGTTCTGGGACGGGCAGGAGCATGTCGATCCCTCAAAGGAGGCGACCGCGCAGCAGAAGCGGCTTGAATCCTGCACGACGAACCTTGCGATTGAGTACGCAAAGCAGGGACGCGATTGGGAGGTCGAACTTCGGCAGATCGCCAAGGAGCAGGCACTCAAGAAGGAGCTGGGCATCGTAACGCCCGAAACCGAAGAAAATTCCGAAAAGGAGAAAGACGAAGATGAAGAGTGAATACCTCGAAATATCCGCCGCGCAGGGCGCGGGCGGCAAGCACACGGTCGCAGGTCTCGCCTACGGAGGCGGGAAGATGCGGCTTTTCGGATGGTCGCATCCCGTAGTCGTGGACTTGTCGGGGATGACTGTCCCTGAATCCGTCCCGCTCTTGGCAAACCACGAGAACCACACGCTGGGCAGGGTCGGTCTTGTAAGGGCGAAGATCGCGGACGGGCATCTGGCGATGTCTGGCGAAATCGTCGCCGGTGGAGAGCTTGCGGATGCAATCGTCGCACAGGGCAAGGCGGGCGCGGACTGGCAGCTCTCAATCGGAGCGGAGGTCGAGGCCGCCGAGCTTGTCCAGCAGGGAAAGCGAAAGGTGAACGGAGTCGAACACGACGCCCCGTTCTACCATGTCACGAAATCTACTTTGCGGGAGGTCTCCGTCGTCGCCGTGGGCGCGGACGCCTCGACACACATGAAGGTCACGGCAAAACTTGAACTGAAAGGAAACTCCATCATGGAACCTGAGAACAAGGGAACGGGCAATGGGGGACAGGGGACGGAGACTCCCGCAACCCCTGCGACGCCCGCAACAGCAACGGCGGCGGCAACGCCCGCCGAAACTCCGAGCGTCGCGACGCCTGCTGCGACGCCAAAGAACGTGGCCGCTGCCGCGACCGTGGAAAAGCCCGCCGAACCTACGGTGGACGCCAAGGCGATAGCCGCAGACGCGATCAAGGCGGAGCGCGAGCGCGTCGCCATGATCAAGGCGGTGTGCGGCGGAGAGTTCGCAGACATCGAGGCGAAGGCAATCGCCGAGGGCTGGGACAGGAACGCCGTCAACGAGGCCGTCCTCAAGGCTTACCGCGAGAAGCAGCCCACCACCACCCCTCCGACTGTGACCGTAAAGAAGTCCGGCATGACGGAGAAATCCCTTGAGGCGGCGCTTTCTCTCAGGGCGGGCATCGGGGCCGACGAGCTGGCGAAGACGATGGGCGACGAGACTGTCGAGGCCGCGATGAAAGACGCCGACATCCCGCTGCAGGGCGTTCTTGCCGAGTGCATGAGGCTGGAGGGGATGAACGTTCCCCGCACCTTCGACAACTCGGCGATAAAGGCGGCGTTCTCCACGGTGTCGCTTCCCGGAATCCTCTCCAACGTGGCGCAGAAGAAGCTCCTGCAGGCGTACAGGGCGCAGCCCATCATCGCCACAAGGCTCTGCACCTCGGCCGATCTCTCCGACTTCAAGGAGAACCAGCGCTTCAGGCTCACCGACATCGGCGACCTCAAGCCCGTCGGCGCGGACGGCGAGATCAAGGACGGCGGCGTCTCCGAGGAGAAGGCCGTCAACCAGCTCGACACCTACGCCAAGAAGTTCTGCCTCACGCGCAAGATGATCATCAACGACGACCTCGGCGCGTTCCTCAAGGTGCCGACGGCGATGGGCAACCGCGCCGCGCGCCTCGTCGACCAGCTCTTCTTCGAGCGCCTGATGGCGAACCCGACGATGACGGACGGCAAGCCGCTCTTTGCGTCGAACCACCGTAACCTCCTTACGGGCGCGAACTCCGCCTTGTCCGCCGACTCCCTCAAGAAGGCCATACAGCTCTTCCTGAACCAGACGGACTCCGACGGCCAGCCGGTCAACGTCGAGCCGAGCATCCTGCTCGTCCCGACCGCGCTCAAGTTCCTGGCCGTGGAGCTTACGCGCGGCGCGGCGCTCATGATGTCCGGCGGCGCGGAGCAGACTATCCGCCCGACGCTGAACGTCCTCGCGGAGGAAAACCTCTCCATCGTCTCCAGCCCGTACCTCTCCAACGCGAAGTACAACGGCGCGAGCGAGACGGCATGGTACCTCTTCGGAAAGCCGGGAACGGTGGACACCTTCGAGATCGGCTACCTCAAGGGCAAGCGCACGCCGACCGTCGAGCGCGGCGACCTGGACTTCAACGTCCTCGGCATCTGGTTCCGCGTCTATTTTGACGTCGGTATCCGTGAACAGGACCATCGCGGCATGGTCAAGTCCAACGGGGCTGCGGCCTAAACCATTCTGCCGCAGCGACTTTCGGCGGGGTTCTTTGTTTGTTTCTTCCCCCGCCGGAGGCGCTGCGGCCTCTTCAACTTCAATCGAGAAAGGAATCCGAAAATGGATGCAAGGTATGTTCAGAGGGGCGACGCGATAGACCACACGCCGATGGCGGACGTCGCGGCGGGCGACATGGTCGTCCTCGGCAAGCTCGTGGGCGTCGCGAAGCTCGACATCAAGGCGGGCGAACTCGGCGCGTTGGCATTGACCGGCGTTTACGAAGTCGCCAAGGCTTCCGGCGTCGCTTTTGCGGCTGGCACGGAGGTCGCGTGGGACGCGGCCAACAAGAAGGCGGTCGCGGCGGGCGCTTCCGGCTCCGTCAAGATCGGCCACGCCGTCGCCCTGACGAGCGCCGTCGAAACGACCGTGTTCGTCAGGCTCTGCCAGGGACTTTCGTAAGCCATGATCAAGAGCGGGATAGAGGCTCTCCGTGCGATCCAGATGGCGAACGTCGCCTCCGATGTCGTGTACAGGCGGCTCGGAGGCGAGGCTCTTTCCGTCAAGGCGGTCGTCGGCCGAAGCGTGTTCCGCTCGACGGACGTGGACGGAATCTGGACGCGTATCGAGACGAGGGACTTCATAGTCGGCAAGGGGCAGATCGGTTGCGAGCCGCAGGTCGGCGACGAGATCGAGTTCCTCGGAAACACATACGAAGTCCTGAGTCCCAACGGCGAACCGGCGTGGAGGTGGAGCGACGCGTTCCACACGGCCTACCGAATCCACGCAATGCATACGGGAGGATGAAACTATGGCGGCAAACGAACAGCAGCACGCTGAAATGCCTCCGGGCTTCCCCGAACTCTGGGAGGGCCTGACGCGGGCGAGGATGGACATCGCCGAACTCAAGGGCATGGTCAAGATGCATTTTGCCGACGGCGCACACCACACGCCTCCATGCTCGACGGCGACAGGCTTGCAAAAGACCCTGCACGCGGCGATGGGAGCGGCGATAATCTCGCTTCTTTCCGCAGTCGCCACGCTCGTGTTCGAGGTGGTCAAGGGAATGTCGCACTAGCGGCGGAACGGGAGTCGAAACATGGTGGACATCATCAGCCTTGCGCACGGCGTCGCCGAGCGGATTGGCGAGGCGGACGTCGAGCTTGCGCCCGAATACTCGCTCAAGGACGTGAAGGAGCGGACGCGCATAGTGGTCGTTCCCGTGGGGATCAAGCACAAGATGCTGGCGCGTGGATTCCGCGAGGACTTTCTCACCGTGCAGGTGGGCGTTCTCAGGAAGACGACGGAAGACGAACTCGTCGACCTCGTCAACTACGTGCAGACGCTGGCGCTCGACTTTCTGCACACGACCGTGCGGGGAGCCAAGTGCGTCGAGGCGAACCACGCCCCCCTGTACGTCCCTGACCACATGAGGGAACGCCGCCAGTTCACGGGCATAATTGAACTCCTCTTCAAGGAGGTCAACGAACATCGCGTGGCGGAGGGTGCCGGGTGAAGTCGGAGGTCGAGTTCGACGAGGACGGCCTTGTCGCTTGGATGGCGAGGGCAAGCCGCGAGTTCCTGAAGCGCGCGGGCGCATACGTGCGCCGCGTCGCGCAGCGGAAGGTCGTGACGAGCCCCAAGCCGTCGCAGCCGGGGCAGCCGCCCCATTCGAGACGGGGGCTCCTGAAAAGAGGCATCCTCTTCGGCGTCGAGCGCGACGGCAAGTCCGTACTCGTCGGACCCGGCTTCCGTTTTGTCGGCGAGTCGATGTCCGCACACGAATTCGGCGGCAAGTACCGAAAGGAGCGCTATCCGAAGCGGCCCCTCATGGGGCCGTCACTCAGCGAGTCCGCGCCCCGCCTCGCAAAGATGTGGAGCGGTGCGGTCAAGTAGCTTACACACAAAGGAGAAAAATCAAATGGCATACAAACTTGGACTTGATGCAAAGCTCTTCCACGGCGAGGCGGGATCGACCGCCAACTCCGAGATGAAGAACTGCAAGGACGTCACGCTGAACC